CGCAGCTACCTTGTTAAACGAAGCCCTGATTAGGATTAAAGAAAATGACTAAAAAAATTTTAGAAAAGGAAGAGCCAAATCCTTATAACGCAAAAAAAGATTGGCACGAAGTTGAAGATAAACCTTTTGTTTCATCAGATAGTCTTTATTTTGAAGAACCTTCTGAAAAAAATAAACTTTTTGATAGTGATGATATCAATGATATTAAAGCTGAAGGAAGTGTAAATGTAGAAGAACTGGAAGTCAAAGAGGATAAACCTTATAAACGACCAGACTACAAAAAAAGATATGATGATTTAAAAAAACATTATGATACTAAACTTAATGAATTTAAGTCTAGAGAACAAGAGTTAATAGAAGAGGCTACTAAAAATAGACAAAACTATAAAGCTCCTAAATCTGAAGAAGAACTAGAAGAGTTTAAAAATAACTATCCTGATGTGTATGAAGTTGTAGAAACTGTTGCTCATATGCAATCGGAGACTAAAGCAAAAGTTCTAGAAGAACGCCTTAGTAAACTCCAAGAAAGAGAGTTAGAAATTTCTCAACAAGAAGCTGTAAAAAGGTTAAGAGAAAAACATCCTGATTTTGAAGATATTAAAAACAGTGAAGATTTTCATAACTGGGCTAAAGAACAACCACAATCAATACAAGATTGGGTTTACAGCAACGCAAACGATGCTGATTTAGCTACTAGAGCTTTAGATTTGTTTAAAAATGATTTAGGTATAGGAGTTCCTGAAAAGAAAAAGTCATCTTCTAAAAAGACTAAATCTGCTGCTGATATGGTTTCAACTAAAACAACAAATATTGAACCACAGCAACAAAAAATTTGGTCTGAAAAGGAGATTTCTGCAATGAGTATGGATGAGTTTGATAAACACGAAGCTGAAATCAGCGAAGCTATGCAACAAGGCAGAATCGTTAAATAAAACTATAAACACAAAGGAGTATTATCATGGCTCAATTTTTTGAACCTTCAACTGATACTGATGCTAACTTTGCAAACTCCGTAAGTGGACAAACTAATAGTTTTTTCCTACCTAAGATATATTCCAAAAAGGTTTTAAACTTTTTTAGAAAAGCCTCGGTAGTTGAAGCTATTACTAACACCGACTATGCTGGTGAAATTTCTGCTTTCGGAGACTCAGTTAGGATTATTAAAGAACCTGTTATTTCCGTATCGGACTACACAAGAGGTTCTGACACTACTGCTACTAAATTAACTGACCAAGAGTTAACTTTAGTCGTAGATAGTGCAAAGGCGTTTAAATTCATCGTAGATGATATTGAAACAAATATGTCACACGTTAACTTCAAAGAAGTAGCAACTTCATCTGCAGCTTATGCATTAAGAGATTCTTATGATGCTGCAGTTATAGCTTCTATGTTCTCTGGAGTTTCTACATCTGGACCTGACCACGTGCTAGGTGCGGATGCCTCGGCTGCTACCCAATCTATGGGAGCACACCAAGTTGGTTCTAATTCTATCGACCTTACAGGTTCTGATGGTACTGGAACTGACCCACTTGACGTAATGGCATTTATGGCTAAGTTACTAGATGAGCAAAGTGTTCCTGAAGAAGGAAGATGGTTCGTTGCACCACCTTCGTTCTACAATGAACTTTCTCAATCTGGCTCTAAGTTATTGTCTGTAGACTTTAACGCAGGTCAAGGCTCTATAAGAAATGGTCTTGTATCTAGTGGTAAACTAAGAGGATTTGACATGTACAAATCTAATAATGTTGCTGCTGCTAGTACAGCTACTGGTAAAATACTTGCCGGTCACATTTCTTCGACTGCAACTGCACAAACTATTATCTCAACTGAAGTGTTGAGAGACCCAACTTCGTTTGGTGACATAGTTCGTGGATTGCACGTATACGGAGCAAATGTCCTAAGAGACGATGCTTTAGTATCTGCATTCTATGTAGTTGACTAATAATAATTGGGGGAGTCTTCGGACTCCTCCTTTTATATAAACATAAATAATAATGGCAACAACGTATTTAGAATTATCAAATGAAATCTTACGAGAGTTAAACGAAATACCTTTAACCTCATCAAACTTTGCAACTGCTACAGGTTTTCAACAATTTGTTAAAGACTCAATTAATAAATCTATTTTTGATATAGCTAATGAAGAACCTGAATTACCGTTCTTTTCAGCAGGAC